ATTGTCTCTAGGGAATTGAATAGATAGCGGGTCTTTCGCCATTTCATTGGTTTGGCTGACTTCACCGGCAATAATGGGTGTTGGCGCATAAACACCCACGCCGTCGGAAGTGAAAAGCCGCTCAGTGGTGAATCGGTACTCCACGCCGTTAACCGCAAACAAAAAACGGTAGACCGGCTGGCCTTCCTGTATAGAAATCTCTTTTGCGTCATAGGTCATGGTACGGGGATCTCCAAGCAAGGCACTCGAACCGCCACCCCTGCACCGGCACTGTGGGACAACTCTATTCTGTCTGCGTCAAAGCGCGCACAGCGCATAAAGGAAATACGCTTAATGTTGGCGAGGGAGAGCGAGAAAGAGGCGTCAAGCGTCAGCAGGAAGGTATTGCGGCCATCAACGGGCGTTGATCCGGTTGCACTGGACACCCTGCGGTATGTTGATACGCCCGCTGTTGAGACAATTTCTATATCGAATGTTTCAGAATGGCCGATAGTTTCAGCCCCCGGCAGGGCAAATACTGTGAGTGACGTACCAGAAATATCAGCGGCAGGCTCAAAATCATGGGCGTAGGATGACAACCAGAATGCTTTTTGCCTGCCCTTACGGGAATGCAGCCACTGGCGTAGGGCGTAAATATCGGCGGGCGTGAAATATCGCCAGCTCATTGAGAATGTGTAATCAACGTAATTACGCTGGCGTAGGTGGTAGGGCAGGATTTGCTGATTATCGAATTCAGAGGTTTGCCACACTATCGACTCATCCAACCCCCCGCCGATCAGCGGGCAGTCGGGAATAACGTCATGACCTCGGTATTGTGCGTAGGTTGTGGCAGAAAGATCATTATTCTCTGTGGTCGTCAGCGCAATAGAGCACTGGTTGATTTGCTTGCCGATACGCTGAATGTTCAGCCCTTCAGGGCCGACACAATCCCATACCGGAAGTAATCGGGCATCTGTGTAGTCATTGTTTACAGTAGACAAAAATACGCCTGTAGAGTCCTCGTTGACAGTGACTTCCTCGAACAAGGTATCTGACTGCCACAACAGCCCTATATCGCCCATATCCACGTTAGTAAGGTCAGCAGTAATATAAACGCTAGAACCTGCGCTAACGGCCCCTATTCGCTGTGATTGGCCCCAGTCTGGCACTCTAAGCAGATTCACGCCCTGATCCTCACGAATCACCGCCCGGGCGCCTGCGACCTGATAGTCAGTTAGGGTATGTGAAAGATTGAACACCCTGCGCGGTGCGTCCCTGAGCGCTATACGCTGCTCTCCGGCTTTTGCCTTGAATACGTCAGTGCGCCACTCAAGCACCTCTATCATTTCGTCACGAGGTTTATACGCCCACACGGCCACGCTAGAATGACCTTATGGCGCGCTGGTTGCGCCTGACAACATTAAGAATCGCTTTTTCACCCTCGGACGATCCCAAATAGCCCCCCACGACTTCGCTGGTATCGAACGCATTCACTACGCGCACATTGCCCATGCCGCCGCCCTTCACATTGTCCAGCGTTCTATCGAGCTTTTTTGAGGTTTCGGCGGTAGTCACACGCTCGCCTTTTTCAAGTAGGTAAGTGCCGGTAGTGGGGACGGACATTAAACCGTCATGGGCCTGCCCCTGAATCGTTGCAGAAGAAATCGTTGATATGATCGAAGCTGTCTGGGCGGCCACAGTAGCTATGGCACCTAAGTTAGCAGGGAATGGGGCGCTGGCAGAGGCTTGTGCAAGGGCCGTCTGTATCGCAACCACAGAGCGTGCAATGGCCGCGCCTTTCTCGATAGCAAACAGCACGCGGTAGGCGTCCGACTGCTCACCAGCAAACTGGCGCGTAATATCGGCCAAGTCACCAAAAAGAGACTCGGCAGCAACCATCGAGGCTTGCTGTCTGGCACGCTCGATGTTGGCGATACCCTCCTCGTGCTCTTGTTTTAGCTGAAGCTCTTGGGCGTTGTATTCGCTTTCTAGTATCAGCTTGTCATCACGGTAGCTGCGCAAGCGCTCCAACGAGGCGTTGTACCACTCGTTCAACTGCTCTTGCTCATCATTGAGGCGCGCTATTTCGCTATTCGGGCCGCCCACCGCAGCATCTAAGCCACCAACACTGGGCGAGCTACCGAATGCACCATCTATGATTCTTGAGCGCGTATCTGTGTCTGACTCTTTGCCAATCGCTCGCAACACGTCCAGACGGTCGCGCAACTGGTCGGTAAGTTTCTCATCTTCAGTGCGCAAGCCGCTAATGAGCGCCTTGTAATCCTCTTGCGCCTTCTGTGCAGCACTGTAAGCGCTGACAGTATCAAATGCGGCTTTGGCAAGCTCGATCTGTGCAGGGGTTGCGCCCTTTAGCTCCAGCCTAAGCAGTTTGACCTGATCTTCGCTCATTCCCAGCGTGCGGGCCTGAAATTGAAGCTGTTCTATCGTTCTGGCAATCTCATCGCTCAGTTTTGCTTGATCTTTCGATAACTCGGAAAGGCCGCCGCCGCTAGATCCACGAGGCCTTGAAAAAACTTGAAGAGCGGCTATTTTTTCTAGTGTCGTGTCTCCGGTTTCCGTGTTGCCACCGGCAGACAGTATAGAATCAATAAACTTACCATAGCGCTGCGCTGTTTCGTCCAGACCTTCCACGCCCGATTTGGCAGCATCTATCACACCATCAACGTTTTTAAAGGCCCGATAGAACGCCAGAGGCGGAATTATACGCTCATACCACGCCCCACCCTCACCGGCAGCCTGTGTAATGCTAAAGAGTGTTTTCGCGCTTTGGGTAGTGAGGCTGATTGCCGCCGCAGAACCCACGGCAGCAGCCGCAACAGCACGCAAAGCCCCCGCCAGTTCATCAGCAAACGCATCGGCGGCGGCCTCACTTACGGTGACGTTGTTTAGCTCTGTCGCCAACTGCGCCATTACAGGAATGACGGCAGACGAAACCTTATTTTTCAACCCCTCACCGCTCAATTCAAGCAATACAAGTGCGGCATTTAACTCGCGTGTAGATTCCAGCACATCGCCGGACAACACAGCGCCTGCACGCTCTGCCTCGTCGCCCAGCAACTTAAATCCAGCGCCGTTATCTTTCAGCAGCGGCAGTAACAACGTTGCATCAGAGGCGATGGCCTCCATGAAAAACGTCATTTCGTTCTGGCTAAGATTGGCCTTTTCCAGACTGCTGACATAAAGCTGTAAAGCCTGCGGGCCTGAGAGATTTCTAAATTGCTCGGCAGTCACACCAATCTGAGGCGCTATGTTCTCGAAGAAATCAGCCAGCGGCCCGCCGCCGGTCTGGAGAAAATCACCCACCTTGTCGGCAGAATCTTTGAAAATGTCGGCTAGTTTTTCCTGCTCAACACCAACAACGCGAGCACCTGCGGCATAGCGCTGGAAGTCGCGCTGTGAAGACCCTGCAACGCTGGAGAGTTTGGCTATCTCGTTAGCATTACGCACAGTAGTGACTGTCAGTGCAGCCAATGACCCAGCAATAACAGCAGCACCCGCAGCCACGGCTTTAGAGGCTTTTGCTACGTCGCGCTCAACTTTTTTACGCCATTTAGCGCTGGATCGTTCCGCAGCGGTCATGCCTTTGGTAAATCCGGCGGTCTGCGCGACAATATCCAGCGTTAGCGTGCCTAATGATCGTCTAGCCATCAGTTTCTTTTGCCAGCCCTGTTAATAGGTTAAAAACATCGCCAATCGAGCCTTCTTTGTCTTGCTCGGCATCAAATGGGGAAAAGTCCTGCACGCTGTAGCTCTTCTTTGAATTTGCGGAAAAGTAATTCGCCAACGCACGGGCAACAGCGCGGTCTATGCGCATCCCCATATGCAAACTCCCGTACCTGTTCCGGTATCGAAGCCAGGACAGAAACTCGGGGTAAGAAAGTGCGGCCTTTGCCTCTTCGACAGTTTTACCGCCGATACCGCACAAGACTAGCTCGTGCCAGACTTCCTCTTCCTGCGCGAGTTCCTGCCCTTGGTCTTTCCCAGCTCGTTGACTTCGCTGATAGCAACCAGCAACGCCGTGCCCAGCGCGCTACTTAAAGAGCCTCTAGGCTCGCCAGTATCATCGTCAATAACCGGCGAACCATCGTCGTGCAGACCGGTTACGTCAGAGATTTTGAATATGGGCGAGCCTTTTGCATCGCAAACGCAGTGCGCAATACGCGCAGCGGCTAAATCACCGTTCCCAGTGATCGCCTCGGCATCTGAAATAGCAGAGTGATAGGACAGCTTTCTAACATAAACGTCAGCCTGATATCCCTCACCGCCCTGCTTCCACTCAATCGACTTTTTGACAGGCGCACCAGTGAACCCACCGGACGCCCGCAAACTATCAACCGTCAGATCCATTAGGCTTTAGCCAATACAGCAGGCTCGCCGGAAATCTGAATACCGACCGTAGACTGCACAACAGCATTTTGCGCAAAGTTAAACGGGAAGTCAGTCATAAACCCGTCGAACAATATCCAGCTTCGCGTTGTCGCAAGATCGAATGCACCCACAGAGTCAACGGTAGGCGCGGTCGTGGCGTCAGACCAGCCAATTGCCCACTGCAACGACGTACCCGCAATTTTTAGCTCGTGCAGGCGAACGTGTGAGGCATCAGCCGTATCGAAGTTGATACCGAAACTGGCCGCGCCTGGCGTTGCAAGGCCGGAGATGTAGGTACGTGCGTCAGACTCAAGACACGTTGTCTCTACCTGCTCGTTGGTGGTTGTCACCCCGTCAATACTGGTTACGCAGCCGACTACCAGCAGCGAGTCATCAGCGGGGTCGATGGTGTACAAGACTGTGCCTTGCGTTTTAATAGCCATAGTTCATTCTCCATAGGCATAAAAAAACCCGCTCAGAGGCGGGTTGTAGGGAAAGCCGAAAGGCTTAACGGTTAGTTATCCAGTCAGCATCAAAGCTGATCCGGTAATTCTTTGTGTCAGGATCGCGTGACTGGCCACGCCAGCCGACAATGTGACAATGCGGCTCTATCGCATCGCGTATGGCTTTTGCAATGGCTCTGGCAGCACTGGCCTGCGTTGCGTACACATCAATCTGCACGCTGTATTCGTCCGTATCAGGCACATCGCTGATACAGTTCAACGGCCCGCCTCCGACCTGCTGCCAGACCGCATACGGTTTTGTTGTGTTCTGCGGCGCATCGCCAAACGGGTAGAACCGGCAAGGGCTAGAACCTAGCAGCACAGTAACACCACTGTCGGCAGCGCAAATGCTAAAAATGGGCGGTATCATTTAAGCAGCCTTGATAATTTACGGTTGTACTGATCAATAAACTCAGCCGCGACCTTCTGCTGATTCTGCTCAAGGGCAGGCAGCATAAATGGCTGTGCGCGTGTGCGTTCTGTACCGAATTCCAAGTGTCGCCAGTGCCTTGTGTCGCCGCCAGGAAGGCCAGAAAGCGACTCTGCGCTCGCCCTGCCGCCCGCACCGCCCATCACCCCCACGCGAAACATCATGTTGCCAGTGGTTTTGAATGTGCGATTAGACCAACGCTCTACAATGTTGGC